AATATAATTAAAGACATAAATTAATTTTAATAAAATTAATTTATATTTTATTAGTTAATGATGAATTTTATAAATTGGTGCGTTAATTTAAAGAAAAGTTTATTATATAATAATATAATATGCCTGATTCTGACACATCATCTGAAATAAATGTAAATCTATATGATAATAATGGTAAAATAGACAATAAAACAGAAACTAAAAAGAGTTCAGATACAGATTATTATTTTAATATGATTGCTAATCAAAATAAAACTGTAGCTGAAAAAAATGAAACAGAATCTTCTTCTGAAATTGCACGTTCATCTGAATCTAAATCAACAAAAAGAACATCATCCGTTAAAAAAGATGATTCATCTGAATCTTCAGATTCATCTAAAAAAACGAATTCAAGTCGTGAAAGATTTGAAACGGTGAATTTTGGTACTCAACAAAAACAACAACAACAGCAACAAAAACAATCATTTCAAAATACTAGTAATTCAAAATCACCTTCTTCATCAAATAATAATGTAGTTCCAGTAACAACGCAATTAACTCCTCAAGAAGTTAGAATGAAGAAAATAGAACTTTTAAGAAAATTATCAGAAATTAAATCCAAAGGTTTTGCATTAACAAAAGAATATGATTTTAATTCATCATTAGAAGAAATGGAATATGAATTTGAATTACTAAAGAGTTTTGTAGACAAAAGAAATGGAATTAAAGTTTATAAAAATATTTTATTAAATGGTGTATCAATTATGGAATTTCTTAATGAAAAATACGATCCTTTTGATTTCCATTTAGAAGGTTGGGGTGAACATATGTCAGTAGAAGTTGATTCATACGATGATGTATTAGAAGAATTATATGAAAAATACAAAGGAACTGGTAAAAAGATGGCACCTGAAGTTAAATTATTATTATTACTGGTTGCATCTGGAAGTGCTTTCCATTTTTCTAAATCTCAATCATCAATTCCTGGTTTAGAAGCAGTTATTAGTAAGAATCCTGAATTAATTAGTAAATTATTAAATCCTCAAAAACCTAAATCTCAATTTATGACACAACAAGAAATAAATATTAATAAACAAAGAGAATTAATACAACAAAAAGAAAAAGAATTAAAACAAAAACAAATGGCTAGACCACCTCAACAACAAGCCTCTCAAGCTCCTCCAATGATGGTACCAGATATGGCATCTATGATGGCTTCAATGACTCAAAAACAACCTATGATGCCTCCGCCTATGCCAACAATGTCAGAACCTGCTCCAGCTAACCAAAGTAGAAATAAAATTACATCCAATGGTGTACCAGAAATAAGAGCACCAGAAAATGTTCAAGAAATTTTAAATAGAATAAGAAATCAAAATTTAGCAAATAATACTGATTCTATAGATGACGGTAGTTCAAATAATGAAAGACTTTTATCAGATGTAAATTTATCTGATTCTAAAAAGGGAAAAGGTAAGAAAGTACCAATGACAAAACCCTCAATTTCAGTGAATATATAAATATTCTTCCTTTAAATAATTATAAAATTAATTTTAAAGAAAGACTAACATTAATATTAAATGTCAGACAAACAAGAAAATTTACCAACTCTTAAAAAGAGAGGACGGAAACCAAAAAATAAACCGATTGAAAATAAAGTTGATGAACCATTACAAAATTCTGAGGAAGAACCAATTATTGTACATTTGCCTATATCATTAGAAGATGTGGTAAATATATCAAATGATGATTCAGGAGATAAAATATTTATAAAATCAGAAAAAGATTTATTAAAAGTACCTAAACCAACTATTAATGAAGTAATACAAAATGAAGATTTATTATTAAAACAAATTAATCAAAAATTAATAGAAACTGAAAAAATATTTATGTTTGGTAAAAGTGTAAATAAAGTAAATGTATATAATATTAAATTTAGACAAGGAACTAAATGTTTATGGTGTAAACATTCATTTGATACTCCGCCAATTGAATTACCAGAAGATTATTTTAATGGAACATTTTATTGTATGGGTAATTTTTGTTCTTGGAATTGTGCGAAATCATTTAATATTGATATTAATGATTCATCTACTTGGAAAAGAGAATCTTTATTAAATTTAATGTTTTATAAAACATATGGTGAATTTAAAGAAATAACTCAAGCTCCTTCTTGGTTAATGTTAGAAGATTATGGCGGATTATTAAGTATTCAAGATTTTAGAAATTTATTTATTGTTAATAATAAGGATTATTTAGTATTACATCCTCCGTTAATAACAAGACAATTACAAATTGAAGAATCATATAAAAAATCAAATAATAATAATATGATGGCTAATAAATTAGAAAATATTTACGATGGTGAATTAGTGTTAAAGAGAAATAAACCAATTGAATCTAATAATTTCAATTTAGAAAAGACAATGGGATTGAAAAGGAAAACAAAAAAATTTGAACCTATATCAGCTACTCAATAAAAAAATTGCATTTTATAATTATTATTAATAAATAATAAATATTTTAATGTCTCAATTAACGAAACCATTCTATAATGCAACTAAACCAGATAAGGACGAAATAGTACTAGTTATTTTTACAAAGGAAGAAGATTCATACTTTGAAGGTACACTAGTAGAATATCAAGGTAAAGTATTTTTACGAAAAGAAGATGCTACTAAAAAAAAGCGTGTAAGTAGTTGGAATAATATTGTACCTCTTAATGTAGAAAAATATGCAAAAGTATATGATTTAGATTTTGCTAGTGATACCATTCAAGTTTCGCTAACACATTTAGATGAAGATTTAACAAATATTCAAGAACACTTTAGTAAAAATAAAAGATTGGTTTCATTAATGGTAACTATATCTTTTCAATTAAACACTAATGTTGATACTATTTGGGAATCAGTAATTTATAAAATTAATGAAAAGAGAATTAATTTTAATGAAGAGAACGATGAAAATACATATTTAAATATTTTAGATTATATTATGAATAATATAGAACATTTAAAAGAATCATTTGATGATAATAAAGTTATTATTAAAATAGAAAAAATGTTAGAAGAGAAATCATTTAAAATGTTATCAACAATTGGAATTATTTCTAATAATGGTGTAGAAAATACTACAAATCTAATTAGAAATATTTTAGAAGATATTACTTGTAAATATTCATTAAAATATTCTTATTATAAAAAGAAAAATGATACTAAGACTTTTCCAGTCTATCTTTTTGAAACATCATCTGAAGATTCTACTGAAGAAAATCATACTAATTTTATTAAGAATTTAACAGATAAAGCAATAAATTCAAATATTCATTGTTTTGAAAAATGTAAAAAAAGTTCTACTTAAAAATATAAAACCTCTATCTAAAAATATAAAACCAAGATCTTTCAAAAAAATGACCTTCAGATGGATCTATATGATGAGATACTTCTTTTATTAATCTTTCATAATAGATTTTTGGATGTTTTAATATTAACTCTTTTTTTACAGCAAATAAACCATTTGTATAAATATTTATTGGATTTGGGTATCTTTTATTTATATTTTTCATAAACCATTTAGAAAAAACAACCCTATTATTATTTTTATAATTATTATGTAAATAATAAGTGCCATCTTTTTGAAGATTCCATTCTGGGTCACACCATAAATCATTATTATTTAAATTAGATGTATAATGATTTTTATATGGTAATGATTTACCATTCTCTTCTGCTTCTTTCTTCATTTGTAATAAATAACTACTATCATTTTTTTCGCGATGATCTGATATATCTGCTTGTGTAAAAACTATAATATCTGGTAAATTATCATATGCATTTATTATATACCATAAATATGAATGTGATTCTCTGCCTACATTTTCTAGTGGAATCTCATTAAAAATATTTAATTGTTTCCCTTTATTTATAATAATAGTATTGTCCATTACAGGATTCAACCAATTAATATCTTCATTAAATCGTGATACGATTATTAGATAATTCATTATAATTACCTATATATTTATTTCTTTATCATCAATATTTATCATTATATTTGGTAAATTTACTGGTTTTAATGATTTTTTTATTTTTATTTCTTTTTTTCCTTTCGTTTTAGTTATCTTTTTATTTGTTTTATTTTCATCTTCATTATCGTTGATGTCTTCTTCATTATTCTTAGTAGTTTTTTCTACTTTTGCTTTTTTTTTATATACATTATCTTTATCAGTATTAATATTCATTTCATAATAATATGCACCTTGTAAAAATGCATCAGCTAAATCATCTTTTTTCTTATGAGAATTAAAATCATTTAACCAAAAAGGTATATGTTTAACCATTTCTTGTGTATATTTTACTGCCAAACTTTTAGTTAATTTATAAGCTTTTGAATCTTCTGAATCAGCTTTTAATTTAACTATTTGTTGAGTTTCTCCATCTGATGCTAATTTAATTTTATTAGAAGGAGACATAAATTTAACCTTGGTTATAGTTGATTTTGTAATTGCTTTATCAACTAGCCCTCTTATCATAAAATAATCATAAATAATTCCTGAAATACTTTTCATTCTAGGATTTTTAAATGATGGCTGGTTTTCTATTACAACGACATTCGCTTCCAATAAATGTTTTCTTTTCTCAAGTTCCATAACTAATTTTAGACGGGTGTCGTCAAAGTCAAGGCTGGACACAGACTTTTTTTTAATTTTTACAATTTTCATTTCATTAGTTAAATTTTGATGAACTTTCTTTGCGTGTTGTCCACAATATGTAATATTTTTTGAATCAACTAATGTACAGTTTTTATCACATTTAGGTTCGCCATAATTACAACCATTTATTTGTTTCTTTTCAAGAGGTTTAAAGAAAAATTCATAATCAGATGGTTTAGAAATAATATTACGAGAATGAACCTTACAGTAATATTTAGGTCCTTGATATTGTTGTACTAATGTTGCTATTTTATTACACATTGTACATTTATGACTTTCTCTATCTGCCAAATCAATAATAGCCCAATCTGTTATTTCCCAATTAATTTTTCCATTAGTATCTTCTTTTTTCGAGAGTAGACAATATGCCAAGTGAATAATTCCAACATCAAATGATAGAACTTTTTCCATTAAATTCTTTGATATTATTATTTTAAGTAGTAATAAACGAAAAAATTGATATATAATTATTTAATTAGAAGAAATTATATTATTAATGTCTTTAAAAATAGAAGGTCGTTTAGATTTAATAATTGGTCCTATGTTCTCTGGAAAATCAACTGAACTAATTAGAAAAATCAGATTAGCCAAAATTATTAACAAAAAAGTATTAGTAATTAAACCCATTATTGATATAAGATATAAAAATGATAAAATAGTTTCACATTCTTTTGAACAAGAAGAATGTCAAACTATTGATAAGCTAAAAGATATTGATCATTTAATTAATCAATATGACTTAATTATTGTTGACGAAGGTCAATTCTTTCCAGATTTAAAAGAATATGTATTAAAATGGGTTGATATTGATAAAAAAGAAATTACTGTTGGTGGATTAGATGGTGGTCACAAAAGAAATAAATTAGGTGAAATTTTAGATTTGATTCCTTATTCTGATACTTGTGTTAAAATTAGCTCTCTCTGTAAAAAATGTAATGACGGAACACCTGGTATATTTACACTAAGAACTAATAGTAATGAAGAACAAGTACAAATAGGAGGAGAAGAAAGTTATATGCCAATGTGTCGAAAACATTATTCGGGAATTTTTTAATTTATTTTTCTATAACAAAAGTTTATATACTTATAAAAAATTGATAAAATATATATAAAGACTTAACTCTTAAAGTAAGTAAGAATGTACAAAAATAAATCACTGACTACGTCTATTGACAAAAAAATAGATAGTATAAAAGATACAAAAATAGATTCAAATGAAATAAAGATACCAAAAGGTAAAATAATTCCTAATAGAATATTAAATTCATTTGTAGATGAAAAAGGCTTACTAAGTAATAAAAAATTAATAGATGTAAATAAATTAGAAATAAATAATTTACCGAATGGTGTAAAAGTAGCAACTATGTGTTCATCTTGCTTTTTAGGAACTAAATTAAATCTAGATAACATAGAAAAATATTTATTATTAAATGAAAATGACATATTAACAGTTAAAAGAAATAAAGATAGTATTAAAAGTTTAATAGAATTAAAGAAACCAAGTAAAAGAGCTAATGCAAATTTAAAGAAGAAAGAAAACTGTAATAATTTTTATAATTCTATTACATTAATAGTGAGAGTAAATGAAGGTCCTACTCAAAATATTAATTTGGAACCAAAAATTAATATAAAATTATTCAAGAATGGTAGTTTACAAATGTCTGGTTGTAAAAATATAGATAATGTAAATAAAGTATTAGTAAAAGTAATAAATAGATTAAAACAAGTGAAAGGAAGATTAGAAGATGGTGAAATTAAAGAGATTACATTTGTAGAAGAATTAGATAAATTAGGTATCTATAATTTCAAGATTGATATGATTTATTGTAATTACAGAATTAGTATTCAAATAGATAGAGAAAAATTACACGAGTTGCTAAAGAAGAAAAAAGTTAAATGTATTTACGAACCTTGTAGTAGAGCGTGTGTAATTATTAAATATACACCAGATATAGAAAATGTGGATAATAAAGAAGTAAGTATATTCATTTTTAAGAA